CAGCGGCGCCCATGGCGCGGCGATACAATGGCACGACAGACAGACGCTTGAGGTTGCGATTACGCACGCGAAGGTCATCAGGGAGCGGAGAAGGCTTCAGAACCACGACAGGACGTGTGGATGCTGCAACAGGACGTTCAAGCCAGAGTACCCGCACCAGAGGACTTGCAGGGCGTGCCTTGATGCGGGACTCAGGGCAAGAAGAAGGGTAACTACAAAGGCATAGGATGGAGGTACGAGTACGATGGCAGGCCTTAAGAACGGCAACCCGCGTCACGCCCTAACCGTGGAGGAAGCGAGAAAGGGCGGCAAGAAGAGCGCCGAGACGAGGGCAAGGAGAAAGAGCATACGCGAGGCGTTCGAGGCCATATGCTCGGACAAGTACACGGACGAGCACGGAAACGAGGTTGACGGAATAACGGCCATGTGCATGAGGCAGTTCCAGCTAGCCATGGACGGCGACACCAAGGCGTTCGTGGAGATTCGCAACTCGTTGGGCGAGATGCCCGTCCAGCGCGTCGAGGTTGACACCATCGACCCGCAGGCACGTGAGCGAGTGGAACGCATTCTGGCAGAGGACTAAGTTTTATATCTATTCCCAATGTGGTATCATGTACAAAACAAGTTTGGAGGTGTACATGGACGAGCGTTGGGAATGGATTGTCTATAACGGCCATGACTTCACTGGCAAATACATGGTGTCAAACCTCGGGAGAGTGAAAAGCGTGGCAAGGGCCACGAAGTTCTATCATCTTGACGAGGACATGATTCTCAAGCAGAGGGACGGCAGCAGCCGAGGAAACACCACCTACAAGGAAGTCACGCTCTGGGACAACGGCAGGCAGGTTGACGTTGAGGTGCATCGTCTCGTAGCCGTGGCATTCATACCTAACCCCGACAACCTCAGGTGCGTCAATCACATCGACGGCAACGGCTCAAACAACAACGTGTCAAATCTAGAGTGGTGCAGCCACAAGGAGAACGTAAGGCACAGCATGGACGTTCTCGGCAACAACCCGCGCAAGTGGAAGATGAAACCAGTTGCGCAGCTGACCGAGGACGGCAAGCTGATAAGGGTCTGGGACTGTGCTTGGGACGTTCAGAGGGAGCTTGGAATCAGTCAGGTTGGCATAAGCAGGGCAGCAAGAAGGGCCAAGAAAAGCGGCATCTTTAAAGGCTTTAGATGGGACTACGTGTGATGGACGCCGAACAGCTCATACGCGACCTAAAGGCGAGGCCCGACAACTACCTGCGGCTCATGGGCTTCGGCAGGAAAAGCCCCGTTTACCGCGAATGGATGCGGATAATGGTTTTCGGCAAGGAGGACGAGACCATTCAGGCGTTCCGTGGCTCTGGCAAGACAACCTGCGTCGCTGGCTCGCTGGCGCTCATCATGGTGCTGTACCCGAACCTCCGAGTGGCGTTCATGCGCAAGACCGACTCAGACGTGAAGGAGGTCATAGCGCAGGTGAGGAAGATGCTCGAATCGGAGGACACGCGGGCAATCTCCCTCGCCATATGGGGCGTTCAGGTGGTGCTTACCACATCGACGCAGAACGAGCTGTCGACAAACCTCACCAACGACCCGCGCGGCAGCTCGCAGCTGACTGGCATGGGCGTGAACGGCTCATTGACGGGCAAGCACTACGACGTGATATTCACGGACGATATAGTGAACCTCAAGGACAGGACTTCGAGGGCGGAGCGCGAGCACACCAAGTCCGTCTACATGGAGCTACAGAACATCAAGAACCGTGGCGGCAGGATAGTAAACACTATGACGCCGTGGCACGTTGACGATGCTGGTAGCCTGATGCCAAAGCCCCGCAAGTGGGACTACACCACCATGCCAGAGGTCATGACGGAGGAGGACGCCAAGCACATCAAGGAACGCATGACACCCTCCCTCTGGGCTGCTAACTACGAGCTACGGTTCATCCCGTCCGATGACGTTATCTTCACCAGCCCAAAGGTGGGGGCCGACCAGAGCCTCGTCGAGGGCGGCGAGTGCCACGTAGATGCAGCCTACCACGGGGAGGACTTCACCGCCTTCACCGCAATGGCGGTACACGACGGGGTCAGGTACGTGTACGGCAGGATGTGGCGCAAGCACGTCGAGGACGTCACCCCGCTCATCATGGCAGACTACGAAAGGCTCAGGCTCGGCAGGCTGCACACCGAGACGAACGCCGACAAGGGCTACAGCGCAAGGGCGTTCAAGGAACTCGGAGCTAGGGTGGTGCCATACGCGGAGAGCCAGAACAAGCACGTCAAGATTGTGACCTACCTCAAGACGGCATGGCCCGAAATCGTGTTCGTGGACGGCACGGACAAAGCCTACATAGACCAGATATGCGACTACACCGAGGACGCGGAGCACGACGACGCTCCTGACAGCCTTGCAAGCCTGTGCCAGCGAGGCAGGTTTCACACAGGCGAGCGCGTGTATCACTTTGGCTAGCTTTATGCAGGCGGGTGCCGTGCGGGAGCGGTGCCAGCCGCAAGATTATGCAGCAGATTGGTGAAAATAGTCGTTGCTCTACCTGCCGAGTATATGCTATACTATACCTAGCAAGGGGGGCACAGGCCAACCCCAGAGCCGAAGGGAGTACGAAAATGGCAGAGCTGGACATGAGCTGGGTCACGGAGTACCAAGTCGTTGAGGACACGTTCGAGAAGCGCGACATGGCAGAGTTCGAGAAGTTCGACATCTAGGAGGAACAAATGGCACAGAAGATTCAGGCAGGGGACATCATCAGGTTCGCGAACGGCAGGGAGGAGTACGTGTTCGACTGCGGTGACGGCATCCTCGGGACCAACGCCTGCAACGAGAGCTGGATTGCGAGAGGACTCCGAGAGTACGGCGACGAGTGCTACCCGCTGACCGCAGACGAGATTGAGGAGGCCGAGGTCGTCGGCCACTACGGGAGCGGCCACATCGCGGACGCGGCGAAGTGGAGGGGCGAGCAGTCTTAGGAGCACCGCACAAAAGCACAGGGAAAGGGGTCGTGCCGATTGAGGTGCGGCCCTTTTCGTTTGACGCGGTGGCATGGCCGTGATACACTCACCGCGAATATGGGCGGCGAGGAACAGTCCGCCAAGACTCCGAGGAAATGGAGAGTAATGGCACTCACAAGGAAGCTTCTTGAGGGCATGGGCATCGAGGACAAGCAGATTCAAGCCATCATCGACGCGCACGACGAGACCATCAACGGCCTGAAGGCCAAGAGGGACGAGTACAAGGAGCTGGCCGACAAGGTGCCGTACCTCCAGAAGAAGTTGGAGGAAGCCGAGGCCGCAGCTGGAAGCGAAAGCGACTGGGAGCAGAAGTACAACGACGAACATCAGGCGTTCGAGGACTTCAAGGTCCAAGTCGCAACCGAGAAGGCAGAGGCGGACAAGGCGCAGGCGTATCGTGGCATGCTGATGGCTGCGGGCATCGACCCGAAGCGCATCGACGCCATCATGCGCGTGAGCGACCTGTCTCAGGTCGAAATGGAGGACGGCAAGCTGAAGGACACCGAGAAGCTTCAGGAGTCCGCGAAGCAGGAGTGGGCAGACTTCGTTGTGAAGTCGAACACTCAGGGCAGCAACCCCGCCACGCCCCCGACCAAGCCCTCGCCCAACGTCGAGGGCGGAGACCCCGAGGTCGCACGCCGCATGCAGGAGCGCTACGAGCGCAGATACGGTAAGGCACCAGAAAGCAAGGAGTAAGCATGAAGCCAGGAGTAAGCATGAGCTACTTCGACGACCCCGCAAAGGGCTACGGCTGGAACGCTGGTCACTTCCTCGTCAACGATGAGACTTGCATCCGACAGACCATGACCATCGCCGCCAACCACGCGCAGGCAGTCACCCGTGAGAACGGTCGCAAGGTCGTTCCCGCTGGCGCTGTGATTCCTGCCAACGGCGCAACCGCCAAGGGCATCCTCTTCGAGGACATCGACGTCACCGAGGGTGCGAAGCCCGGTTCCGTTGTCGTTGCTGGCACAATCTATGGCAATCGACTTCCCGCAGCTCTGGCCGAGGCTGCGGCCAAAGCTCTGACGGGCATCACCGTCCTGACGGAGCCGACCATCACCCGTCCCTACACCGACGCCGTTTCCTAGGAGGTAGACAATGGCTAAGTTCATCAACGAGACCCTTGGCATGGTCAACCCCAAGGACTTCCTGAGCACGGGCTTCCAGAACGTTGCCCGACCGAACGACCCGCTTGAGGGCCTGTTCACCGACGAGCGGACCGACAACCTCGTTGCCTCGTACTACACTATGCAGAGCCAGTACAACATCCCGCAGATGGCGCAGTTCCATGCCTTCGACGTCCCTGCGCAGAAGTCGATTCCCGCGCCGATTGACGAGCACAATGTGGAGAAGGGCCTCATCAAGGTCAAGCGCTCCACGACCGAGCTGCTGCGCCAGCTCACACGTCGCGGCGTCAATCAGGAGGCCGCTCTTTACGACCGAGTGATGGACTTCGCCGCCGACCTCGCCGACCAAGTTGTCACCCGCGCCAAGGTCGCTCGCGCCGAGGTTCTTGCAACGGGCCAGTTCACCATCAAGGAGAACGATATCGACATCACCGTTGACTACGGCGTGCCCGCTGCCAACAAGACCCTGACTCTCGACCTCGGTGCTGGCGCTTCCGCTGACGTGACCACCCAGCTTCAGACCATCGTCGACAACGCCGCCGACGTGGGCGTGACTATCTCTGGCATGATTACGTCCCGCTCCGTCCTGTCCAAGCTCCGCGCCAACGCCTCCGTGCAGAAGGCCATCAACGGCGTGAACATGACGGGCCAGCTCGTGAGCAACAACGCGCTCAGCGCTTGGATGTCCGACGAGTATGGCATCGATACCGTCATCACCGATGACCTGACCTATTCGACCCCGTACACCATGGACGCCAATGGCCGTCCGCAGGCATCGCCGAAGCGCTACTTCCCCAAGAACGTAGTCACGTTCTTCGGCACCGCCAACGGCATGCGCCTCGGCGCTGGCCTCTGGGGTGCGCCGCCCGAGGAAGACCTTGCTGGCTACTACGAGCAGTCGGGCGATTCCAGCGTCAGCCCCTACGTCTACATGACCCAGTGGGCCGAGAAGGACCCCGCAATCCTGTGGACCAAGGCTTCCACCCTGTACATCCCCGTGCTGTTCAACCCGTACAGCATCTACATCGCCAAGGTCATCGAGACCGCTGGTTAGGAGTGACCGATGGACGCAGGTGTTCTCGAACAGGTTCTCAACCACATCCACAACTGGTTCGTCTACGACGAAATCGGGGTGAGCCATTGTGCGGTGGAGGGCGGTTCGTTGCCTGCGTCCGTCTCGATTCCAGAGGGCGCTTGGTACCGCATCCAAGGCTCGCTTCTGAACGACGGCCTGCACCAGCACCCAGCCGCAGACCTCATGGACGAGACGTTCGACGGCACAATCACCGTCTGCGCGATACCGAATGCGCTGCTGTCGGTCGTGGAGGAAATCGAGGACTGGCAGCTCCATTACTCTGAGGCCCGTAGGAAGGCCCTGAGCAGCCCGTACAGCTCGGAATCGTTTGACGGCTACAGTTACACCGCAAAGGACTTTTCAGGGGCCAGTTCGGCCTCTGGTGGCCTCACAGGATGGCAGGCGGCGTTTGCCTCGCAACTCAACCCGTGGAGGAAGATGTACTGATGCCTATGCCGGGGATTATGGGAGAGCGTGCCGAGACGTGCGTCCTCCTTGAGAAGACGCGGGTGCCTGACGGCGAGGGCGGCTGGGAGACTAGGTGGGTCGATGGCCCCGAGTTCAGCGCGACCATCACCCACGCGAGCAGCATCGAGGCCCGAGTTGCCGAGTCGGAGGGCATGACGTCCACCTTCACGGTCTGGACCGAAAAGGGCACCACGCTCGACTTCCACGACGTCTTCAGGGCAAGCGACGGTCAGGTGTACCGAGTCACGTCGCAGGGCGGGGACGAAGAGACGCCCGACTCCGCGACGATGCAGGTGCAGCACGTGAGCGCCGAAAGGTGGCAGCTCGCATGACGCCCGAGGCAGCCGTCTACACGTTCCTCAGCAGCTTCGGCATCCCCGCCTACGCTGCCTCCTCGGTGCCAGACCAAGCAACGTTCCCGTACCTCACCTACGACCTTGTGCTGGGCGAGTGGGGACAACCCGAGGTCAACATGCCAGTCAACGTCTGGTATCGGACCGACTCAGAGGCGTTGCCAAATGCCAAGGTGCGGGAGATATCTAAGGCGATAGGCATGGGAGGCGTGCTGCTCCATTGCGACGGCGGCGCACTCTGGCTCAAGAAGGGTTCCCCGTGGGCGCAAGCGATGACCGTAGAGGGCGAGGACGAAAAGGTCAAGCGCCGCTACGTCAACATCAACATTGAGTTCCTGACTACAGAATAGGAGTGGGCTGATGAAGTTCACACAGGTGGCGACTGACGCCTTCCAAAAACTCCAGCTCAACGCTGGCGTCATCCTGACCGAATTCGACCCGACCTCGCCGAAGCTGGACAAGAGCAAGATTTTCGGTGCGACGTCCGGTGGCGTGGCATTTGCCACAAATCCCGAGTACATCGACTTCGGCGAGGACATTGACAACGTGCCGCCCAACACGAAGCAGCTCAAGGTGCTTCAGTCGGTCAACCCCGTCATGAGCGGCACCCTCAAGACCGCTGATACGGCGGCAGCGAAGGCCCTCATGGGTGCTGCTGACATCAGCGGCAACAAGATTACCCCTCGCTCCACACTGGTCGATGAAGACTTCATTGATGACCTCTGGTGGGTCGGAGACTACTCAGACGTTAACGTTGACACCACTGGAACTGGTGCGAAGTCTGCTGGATTCATGGCAATCCACATGATGAACGTCCTGAGCACGTCTGGCCTCCAGTTGCAGTCGAACGACGATGGCAAGGGCGATTTCGAGTTCGAGCTGACAGCTCACTACGACATCGAGGACATCGATACCGTCCCGTATGAGGTCTACATCAGTCAGGGCGGCGCCAGCTAACGGGAGGTTCCATGCGTCTGTCAGAAATCAAGGGCGAGCGCGTGTTCGACGTCATCGCCTCAATCATCGAGCCGTGCTGCAACATCGCTCAGGACAAGGATGCGGCTGACCTCTTCGACCGCAGCCGCAAGCGCCCGGAGGGCATGAGCGCCAAGGACTTCGCGTTGGAGCGCGTCAAGGCATCCGTCCCCGGACTGATGCGCTCGCACAAGGATGACCTCGTCGCGATACTTGCGGCAATCGAGGGCACCGACCCCGACGAGTACATGCGTGAGGTGACGGTGCCATCCATCGTCAAGGCGGTCTACGAGATACTGACGGACGATGACCTGCTGGCTTTTTTATCATAGCGGACAACCCAGACGGTGACTTGTGGCTCGACCTGGGGGACTACCATGGGCCGAGCCACTTTCATGCCTTCGTGATGTACGCGATAGCAAGGCACCGCAAGAGGGTTGTCCAGAGCGCATGCAGGGACTACATCTGTGACACCCTGCGGATGATACCGCAGGGGATGTATCCAGCACGCAACTTCAGCGACATGATACGGCCAAGACAGGAGATTGACGTGGATGCGATAGTGGACCATGTTGCCAGCGTGATTGGAGGGGCGGCATGAACCTCCTAGACCTCATGGTGAAGATTGGTGTCGATGACCAAGCGTCATCCAGAATCGGAGGCATAGCCTCTGGCATCACGGGAAAGCTCGGAAGCGCGGCGCAGGCGGTCGGCAAGGTCATGGCTGGCGTTGGGGCCGCAGCGGGAGCTGGCGCAATAGCCATCGGCAAGGCGGCTGTCGAAAGCTATGCCAGCTACGAGCAGCTTGCGGGCGGCGTCGACAAGCTGTATCAGGGCGCGTCTGACAAGGTGAAGCAGTACGCCCAGAACGCCTATCGGACCGCAGGCATGAGCGCCAACCAGTACATGGAGCAGGCAACATCGTTCTCGGCCTCGCTCATCAACTCGCTCGGCGGCGACACCGAGAAGGCCGCAGAGCAGACCGACAAGGCCATGCGCCTCATGTCGGACAACGTGAACACCTTCGGCTCCAACATGGGTGACGTGCAGAACGCCATTCAGGGATTGAGCCGCGAGAACTACACCATGCTGGACAATCTGAAGCTGGGCTATGCCGGGACCAAGGAGGGCATGCAGCAGCTCATCGATGACGCCAACGAGTATGCCAAGCAGCAAGGCATCAATGCCGACCTGACAATGGGCAACTTCTCGGACATGATTGACGCAATCGACCTCATCCAGCAGAAGCAGCACATCTGGGGCACCACGGCCAAGGAGGCGATGACAACCATAGAGGGGTCCGTCAACGCCACCAAGGCCGCGTGGGAGAACTTCCTGACGGCCATAGGCGCTGGTGACCAAGACATGATAGGCCAGTCCGTCAGGGGAATCATAGACGGCATATTCGGCACGTTCAACGAGGAAGTGGGCAAGCGCGAGGGCGGCATCATAGCCAACGTCCTGCCAATCGTGCAGAACGTCGGCAAGGCGCTTGTCGATGCCATCCCCGGCATAGCTGAGAGCATGGTCTGGAACCTCATAGAGGTCATCAACGATACCTTCGGCACCGACTTCGACGCCGAGGAGATTATGACCACCCTAGAGAACGCATTCGGGAAGGTCAGTACCGCCGTGACCAACTTCGTGAGTGCGCTCACTGGCTCAACCGACCTGAGCGGCTTCCAGACGATGTTCGATACGGTCATGACGGTGGCGGAACAGGTTTTCACGTTCCTCACCGAACATGCGACCGAGATTGGCACTGTGATAGGGACTGTGATAACGGTCATGGGACAGGTTGCCGAGGTGGCCACCAACCTCTTCAACATCATCAGCCCATACCTGCCGTTCATCGCAACCCTGATTGGGACGTTCGGTGTGCTCATGCCAATCATCAACGGCGTGGTCGGCGTGGTCGGCGCGATATCGGGCGCGGTGACGTTCCTGACAACCGTCGTGCTGCCCGCAATAGGGATGATTCAGAGCGTGGGCGGCGCTGTGACGGCACTCGTTACGATTCTCGGTGGTCCCATCACCATTATCGCCGCGATAGCCGCCGCAATCATCGCGTTCGTGGCCACAAACGAGGACGCGCGTAACGCCGTAATCGCTGCTGTGCAGGCCGTGATTGACTTCTTCATGGGTCTGCCCGAGTTCTTCGCAGGCGTGTGGGAGTCCATCAAGGCCGGGGTTGCGGCTTGGGTAGCTGAGAACATGCAGAAGTGGGAGGAACTCAAGGCAAACACCGCGCAGGCCTTCGAGAACATCAAGCAGAGCGTGATAGACGCGTTCGAGAACGCCAAGGAGAGCGTAATCGAGGCCGCTGCGAACATCTATGAGGGCGTGAGCAACAAGTTCAACGAGGTTGTTGACTTCGTTGCTGGCATACCGGGCCGCATACTTGGAGCGCTCGGTGACCTAGGCTCGCTGCTGCGGAACGCAGGCTTGTCTGTAATCTACGGCCTGTGGGATGGCATGATGTCTGCGGCAGAGGGACTCTACAGCTGGGTCTCCGGCATCGCTGGCACCATCGCGAGCCTCAAGGGTCCGCTGCCATACGACCGAAAGGTGCTCATCGACAACGGCCTAGCGCTCATGGCTGGCCTGCGCAAGGGCGTCGAGGAAGGATTCGAGGCCGACGTGGTCCCATACGTATCGGGGATTGCCGAGCGGATGCAGGACGGCATGACGTTCGGTGACATAGAGGGGCCGACAATCAGGGCCACGTATGCCGAGGCGCAACAGCAGCAGCAGGAAACCATGACCGATGCCGAGCGGCAGATTCTCGCAGCGCTGCGTGAGCTGAGGCTTGCCATTCCGTCAGCGGTCTACCTTGACAGCGGTGCCATGGTGGGGCAGCTTGCCCCGGACATGAGCAGGGCGATAGTGGGGGTTTAGCATGTACGAGGACAGAACGCTCTACTATAGGGGCAGTCACGATACGACGTGGACTTCTGTGACCATAGACAGGGAGCCGATAATGTATCCCGCATCGTCTTAGTAGGAGCAATGCCAT